ATCAGGCGTTGAAATCAAACAATTTGTTATGCCAATTTGGGGTGGCCGCGATGGTCTCGATGTAACCGAGAAAGAGCCTTTTAGAAATACCCTTCTAGATGGTGGTGTTGACAGCAATAACGCAATGGTTTATTCTTTGAATCTCGCAATTGATTCTATTAAAGATAACGAGCAAGTTATTGCGAATACTCTTAGTGTTCCCGGTGTAACTGTTAAAGCAATTACCGACAAAGTTATCTCAACTTGCGAGACCAGAAAAGACCTTCTTGGTATTATCGATCTCGAGCAAGCTTATGTTCCAACAACAGAAGCAGCTTCTGAAACTTACTATATTGCCAAGGACACAGTTAATAAAGCAAAGCTTAGAAAACTTAACTCAAGTTATGCGTGCGCTTTCCATCCATGGGTTCAGGTAAGCACTAACACTGGAACTGCTTCTGGTAAGCTTTGGGTTCCACCTTCTGTTGCTGCTGTTGGCGCGTTCGCTAGATCAACCTCACAATCAGAACTTTGGTTCGCTCCTGCTGGATTTACCCGTGGCGGCTTAAGTCCTCTCGGCGGCGTTGGTGGACCTCGCGTTGTTAATGTTCGTGAAGCTCTCTCATCAAAAGACAGAGATCTTCTTTACAAATACAACATTAACCCAATCGCTTCATTCCCCGGCGAAGGTATTGTTATCTTCGGTCAGAAGACACTTCAAGCGTTCCCATCTGCTCTTGACAGAATTAACGTTAGAAGACTTCTCATTTACCTTAAGCACGAGCTTTCAAATATTTCAAGAAGACTTCTTTTCGAACCAAACGTTCAAGTAACATGGAATCGATTCAAGTCTCAAGCAGACGGTGTTCTCTCAAATGTTCAAGCAAACCTTGGTGTAACCGAATACAAGATTGTTCTTGACGAGAGCACAACCACTGCTGACCTTATTGACAGAAACATCTTGTACGCAAAGATTTATATCAAGCCTACGAGAGCAATTGAATACATCGTTGTTGATCTAATCGTTACCAACACCGGTGCAGAATTTGTGTAACGTGATAATTATTAATAATAGGAGATTAATTCAATGACATTCTGGTCTGCCCAATATAACCCCGGTTCCGAGCCAAAAAGAAATTATAGATTTCAAATCACATTTGAAGGTCTTACCGGACAAAATGGTCCAATCGTTTGGTTCGCAAAGAAGGTTGGTAAGCCTAAGTTTACTGTTACCGAAGCAAAGCATTCTTTCATGGATCACCACTTTTATTTCCCCGGTCGTGTTGAGTGGGACAAGATCTCTATGACTCTTGTTGATCCTGCTTCTCCTAACGCAACCGCCAATATTCTTCAATTGATTGTTGATTCAGGATATAAGATCCCAGCATCTGCTGCTTCTCAATTCTCTTCAATGTCAAAAGGAAAAGCTCAATCAGCGTTCATTTCAAACATCTTGATTCAGCAGATCGATGCTGATGGAAAGATTATCGAGCAATGGACATTGCACAATCCTTTCATTACCAATGTCGGCCTTCCTGAGTTGGCTTATGATAATGACGAGCTTGGCGAGATTGAATTAGAATTTCGTTTTGATTATGCTGTATGTGATGTTTCTGGTGGACAGGCATCAAACGATAACAGCACCGAGTTCTTTGGACCTGCATAGAGCTTAACATGTCATGGTGGACCTCCCCAAACGTATACCCTAAAAGAAAAAACAAATTCATTGTTGAGTTTGGGGGAGGCAACAAATTATTTAATGTCAAAACTTGCACCCTTCCATCGATCGAGGTTGCAACAAAAGAATATACTTTAATAAATCATAAGTTTAATTATCCCGGTATACCAACATGGCAACCAGTTAAAATGACATTTGTTGATGTGCGAAGCGTTGCCATGGTTAAAGGCTTTAACGATACAACAGAAATGTTGTTTAACATTTTAAACAACTCAGGCTATTATTACCCCGACATTCCAAATGAGGGATATAGAAAGTCAGGGACTGGTCATACATTAGGATATAACCCAGACCCACAAAAAAACCCAAGACAAGCCAGCTCTCCACTAACAACAACAGAAAAAGCTTCAACAATTGAAAATGGTTTCGGAAGTGGTCTTATAAGAACTACGCCAAATCCAACAGATGCTGATTCTTCTTTAAATCGATCGATCAGTATTTTGCTTTTGGATGATGGTGGCGCTACAATTACACAATGGCGATTAGTTAATCCGATAATGACAAATATTTCATGGGGCGAACTAGATTATTCAAATGATGAATTATTAGAATGTTCTATTGATATTAAGTATGATTGGGCTGAATTAGTGGCTACCAATACTAGAATAAATGAAAACCCAGTAACAACTCAGGCACTTACCGATTCTGAAAATAACATGATTGGAGGCAAGACATCCGCTGGTGGTGTTTTTATTTGGGGTGATGGCGAGTCTTAAATTAATTAATATTACTCACACAGAGAGGTGAAATTTGAGTAGAAATAATGAAGAAAGGTTTGGACCACGAGGCGACGGTGGTTCAGAATCTCCAGCAGCATCATCGCTGCCAAATCCAATGGATTTCGTCGCTCCAACAGAACATGTTGAGCTACCATCGCAAGGACAAGGATATCCAGAAGGTCATCCTCTTTGCGGAGAAGAGACAGTTGAAATTCGCTTTATGACAGCAAAGGATGAGGACATTCTAACCTCACGCTCTTTGCTCAAGAAAGGTCTTGCAATTGAACGTCTTCTATCGTCTCTTATCTATGATCAAAGAATTGACGCAAAGTCTCTCTTGGTCGGAGATAGAAATGCAATTATTATTGCGGCAAGAAGATCAGCATATGGCAACATCTACAGCACCAAGGCAACATGTCCGAATTGCACAACCGTAACGCCACACGATTTTGATTTAAACAAGGCTGTGGTTACAAGCATCGAAGAACTTGAAGATATTGGAATCACCAAGACAGACAGAGGCACCTTTGTTTGTTGGCTTCCAAAAGCTCAATTTAAGGTTGAGATCAGACTTCTTAAAGGTCAAGATGAAGTTGAGATGGTTGCCAAAGCTCAAAAGCAAAACAAAAAGAATTCTCCAGAACGAAATGTATCAGATCAACTTAAAAGGTTTATTGTCTCCGTAAATGACTTCGATACACCCAAAGTTATCAATCATGTCGTTGAAAATTTGACCGCTGTGGACTCAAAGTACCTACGGGGTGTCTACAGACAATGTTCTCCAAATATTCAAATAATCGACGATTTTTCGTGTCCTGCGTGTGGTTATGAACAGGAACTGGAGGTGCCTTTCGGGGCAGACTTTTTTTGGCCTGAGTGATGAATATATGGAGAATGTTTATGAACAATTCTTCATTTTAAAACATTATGGCGCATGGTCTTTGATTGAGCTTTATAATCTTCCTGTCGGTCTTCGAGAATGGTGGCTTAACCGAACCGTTCAAGAATACGAAAAGGAAAAAGAAGCAAATGAAAAGGCAATGAGAAAAGCAAGATGATTAATGCTCCCATGGAGCATTTTTCTTTATGATCTAATTATTGTATGAGGAACTCGTTATGATTGTTATCGATTTAACCAAAAAGAATCAACTAAATGAAAGCTGGCTTCGAATGATCGGCGCATGGTCTAAAACTTTACTGCAACAAATGTTTGGTAAAGATTTTAACCTTAATATGTCATTAAAAGAAGAAGAAGCTGACAACAAGCTTAAGTTTATTATTCGAGGAGAAGCCGAGGACATTAAAGCTTATGCTGACGCTTTGTTTATGGAAAAGCAATATCTTGAGGCTTATTCACAATTTGGCAAAGATCATCCAATGACAAACAAACAACGAGGTTTGCTGCAAACGGCCGTTCAAAAATTCGAAGCAAAAACTGGAATTCGCTGGCCCTTTGTCGACGAGGGTTAATAAGTGGCTGAGTTAACACCAGAAGAAAGAGAAAAGCTAAATAATCTTCTTAAAGAATCAAATGAATTAAAAAAAGAAGAACTAAGACTTCAGCAAGAACTTGCTAAAGCTGGTCGTAATTATTCTGAGGCTTATATCAAAGGTCTTCAAGAGCAGCGACAAGCGGTTAGCGAACTTAAAAATGAAGTTAACAAAAACGGTCTTGATTCCATTGAAATGGCCGATAAATTAAAATCTTTGAATAAAGAATCAAGAGATGAAATTCAAGGTCTTATTGATGATTATCAAAAGCAATTGAATGCTATAGAGAGAGCAGGAGCATCGGCCGAGCAAATTAACAATCTTGAACTTGAACACAGAGCGCAAGTTATTAAAAAACT